ATCCGAACCAGTGCCTAGACCGTTCGCGCCATTGACGATCAGCTTGGCGGCATCGGGGTTGGTCAGATCGTCACGGTCGATCGCGTCGCCGTCCGTGTCGCTGGACAAAGCCGAACCAATGGTCGCCGCCATCGCCTGACGGGTCACGGTTTCGGGCTGTTCTCCGGGTACGCGTGTCATCGTTCATCTCCTTGTGCATCGTTGCGTTACAGCGAAAACGGGCGCCCCGTCACGGGACGCCCCTAGGTTCACGCTTACGCGGTTTGAAGGGTGTAATCCCCGATAACCGCAGCGGACTTGTCGTGCTTCATCTTGTAGTCATCGTGCATGATGAGTTTCAGCAGCGTCTCGTCGTCCAGGAACCGCTGGTGCTCGGACGTCGACAGCTGCATGTCGGTCCCGATGCCGTAGTACTGCTCGGACATCTCGACGTAGTAGATGTTGCTGTCGTTGGTCCGTTTCTCGATGTTGTTGGTCGCCCGGACCTCGTCGCCCAGCATCGTCCCGTTTTCGACCAGCTCGTCGCGGAACGGGAAGGTGTCTTCGTTGCTGTTGATGTCGAAGGCGAAGTCGACCAGCACGTCGCGGCGCATGAACCAGACCCGCTGATTGTTGGGCACGTTCTCGCCCTCCAACAGTTGCACCGCCTCACGGAAGTCGGTGGTGATGTTCGTGATCGAGTTGCCACCCGAGGAGTTGACGTGGCTGGAGTCGACCTGATTGAGCAGGCCCGACGGCGTGTACTGCCCGCCGCTGCCACGGAAGATGTCGACCTCGGCCCTGTTCGAGGCAACGACCATCATGCGGTTGGCAAGAAAGTCGTTCGCCGAGATGACAGCGTCACGCCGCAGAAAATCGTTGCTGACCGACATCGCGACGGTCATCTTCTTGCCGTCCAGCTGCAGCTTGTCGAAGTCAGCGTCCGACAGCGTCGAGGTATCGTTTTCGTCCTGACGATACGCCGTCGGGTCCTGGTTCTGACGACCGATGCCGACCTTGTTGGTGTCCTGCATCTGGATCTTCACCGCGCCGGAATCGACGAACACGGAGTTCGTCGTAAGGATCGGCACGATCTCATCCAGAAGCGGCTCGGGAATCAGCACCCCCGCGTTACTGAAGTCGGTCTCCTGCATGGTTTTGGAGACCTGCACGCCGCACTCCTTGGCGATCTTTTTGGGCGACTCGTTGTGCTTGGCGGCCTTACACAGCACCTCGAAATCGACGAACGCCTGCTTTTTGTCGGAGTACTCTTTTTGCCCCGACTCGATGCCGAAGCCCTCCAACTCCAGCTCCCCTCGCACCTTGTCGACCAGTCGACTGTCTTTGCTCAACAGCGACTCGGTCAGCTTGGCCGCCAGCCCGGTGTCATCGAGCATCGTCTCGGCGACGTCTTCGTTGTCCGCGATCGACTTGGCGACCGCCTGCGCGAAGTCCTCGTCGGACTCCATACGGTTGGACACCTCGTCGGCGACTTCGTCCAGCGTCACGTTCTTCTCTTCGTCACTCATCGTGCTACCTCGTTACGTTACTTGGAAAGAAGATTGCCCAGATTCACTTTCTTCGCTCCGCCCTCTTGGCCCGTCTCGGCGGAGCGGTCGCCGCCTTCATCGTCGAGTCGCAAAACCCCGAGATCCTGAATTGTGATGCCTTTCTCTTTGCCCGTTACGTCCGGATCGCCATCGTCGGCAGCGTCCGTCACATCTTCGGTGTCGCCGCCCTGCGTGTCGGGCGTATCGTCATCCGTATCAGCGTCCGTCACGCCCTCTTTTTGGAGGCGCTCATACAGCAGATCCGCGACCTTCTCGGCGTCGACCTCCACCATGACGTCTTCGGCAGTCGTACCGTCACGCTCGTGGTCACCCTCTTTATGAAACGGACACATCTTCATGTCGCCCGGCTCGCGGTCGCCCTTCAGGTACTCGGCGCATTCCTTGACGTGCTCCTGGACGGCTTCATCCATCTTGCTGTTACGCCGCCCCTCTTTGGTCTCGTCGGGCCCGGCGTCACGCCCCTGCAACTGCTCTGGGATGACGTCCGGGTCGAAGCTCTTGGACAGCGGGCGCGTCTCCGCGTTCGCCCCGATGTTGACCGCCGACACCTCTTTGAGTTTCTGCTCGATGAATCGGTATCGACCGCGCTCGTCATCCGGGATCTTCTGGTAGTCGATAGGGTCGAAGCCGACCGAGACGTGCCGCATCATGCCGTCGCGGTACATGCGCTTGACCTCCTGGGCGAACTCGCTGGAGTCGAACTGCACATCGACCAAAAGCCGCCCTTCACTGACGCGCGGCTCCTCGACTTTGCCGATGGGCAGCTGGCGCCCGTCATGCGAGAAGAGGAACGGGATGTGATCGGCGAACGTCCACCCCGACTGTTCGATGATGTCGCCCTCGTCATCCATCGCGCCCGTGGAGGCGACGAAGGTCATCGAACCGCCGTCGTTGGAGGTCGGCTGCTTCACTTCGCCGACTTGCCGTGTTTTGTGTCGCGTCTTCATGCCACGTCCCTTACGTCGAATGCGTCCTGAAATGCGTCGAGTACCTTGTCACGCTGCCGGGCGAACGCCTGCCGCACCACGTCACGGGTGCGCTTCTCTTGGTCGTCCAGCCGCTTGACGAACTGTCGCCACAACTTCTCGCGCTGGGCCTCCGTCCGGCGGCGGTCGGGGAACTCGACGACCGTGGTACACCGGCAGTTGACCGACAGCCGAGCCGACGGAAAGTCGCCGGGGTGATTCGCCGACTCGCCTGCAATCTCGAACGGCTGCGTAACAGGGATCGGCGTCTTGCTCGTGCGGTTGTCCAGCTCCACATGAGCGGGCCGGACGTTGCCGTCACGCGTCGACAGCCACGATCGCATCTTGGCGACGTCGCTGGCCTTGTGCGCCTCCCACGTTCCGGCGTTGCTCGCCGTAAGCATCTCGGTCCGGGCGATACGCTCCGCCCGCCAGGTGGCGTAATCTTCGTCGAACCGCTTGCGCAACTTCTGGGCGATCCGGCGGGGGTTTTTGCCCTCGTCGAGCCCTTCAACAATGTCCGCCTGCAACTGCCCTCGTGTGTGGTCTGCGATGTCCGGCAGAACCCAGCTGAATCGGTCGTTGACCTTCGCCTCGACCGCCTCATCGAGCAGTCCGCCGCCGAAAGACTCGCCGAGCCCCTGAATCGTCTGCTCACCCTCCGCCCGCATCGCGTCCGCAAATCGATCCTCAAGCTCATCCATGTCCTCCGCGTCGACGGCGTCCAGAACGGCGCGGACCCGTTCGTCGTCGGGCTGTTTGACCGCGAGCGGGGTAATTTTTTTTTGAGCCTCACGCCCGTGGTCGTGCCCACAGGTATGGTCCGGCTCGGCGTTACGCCGGACCGGACCGGCAGGCATCGCCTCCACGAGCGTCTGTTCGCCCTCTTGCCCGTCCAGCGGTTCAAGGTCGGCCAGCGCACGCGCTTCGTTGACCCGAAACGCCTGCGGAATGTCCGCCATCAGTTCCTTCTTGAACCGCCGATCCTCCGGCACAATCGGGCCGGTCGTCAGGGTGTACTGCTCGCCAAGATCCTGCCGGACGAACTGCTCGTTCAGCCCCTCGACGATCTTGTCGACCAGCGGTTTGATGAGGTTTTTCTTGAAGAGATACTCCTCCGTCTCAGCCGTCGCGCGGTTCGTGTCCGAGACGTCGCCGATGACGGAGGGTGGGATACCAAAGACCTGCCGTACCACCTCGGCGGAGTAGCGGCGCAGATCATTCATCCCCAACTCGTCGAACGGCGTCATCAGCGTCTCGACACTGATGCCCTGAGCGTCGAACGCCTCCAGCTTGCCCGCGTTACTAGGCCCGCCGTGACGCTTACGCATCGACTCGCGAAATCGCTCCCGGTCGTCACGCGTCACGCCCTCGATGTTGACGATGGCGGATGGCATCGCGTCATTTTCCAGAAACGACGCCGTGTAACGCGCCGCCTCGTCATTGACGTCCACGTCGCCGCCGACAACCTGACCGGAGCCCCGCCCGTGCATGAAGGGATCGAGCAGGGACGGATACTGCAGGATGACCAACTCGTCACGGTCGTATTCAGTCTGAGACAGCGAGATCGCACCGTCTTCCAGAATCCACTTGCCCGACCGGATGTCTGGCTCTTCGATCAGGTGTGTGGGGATAGGAATCAACTCAATCCCGCGCGCCGCCTCGGCTTTGATCAGGTAGCACTCGCCGGTCAGCTTCAGGTACGCCGCCACTAAACCGAATAGCTCACTGGACTGATGCCAGCGGTTCGGGCTGGCGGGACTCCAGTCGCCGGGATCGGCGTCGTCTTCCCACAGATACGTCGTCTCACCGACCGCACGGGAGATGGCAGACACCGCCATGTGAAGCGGCGGGCTGGAATGGTACGCCTCCAGCACGGACTCCTGCGTCAACTCCCGCTCGGCGTCGTTCGAGAACAGGTTGAAGATGAATCCGCCCTTCTGCCCGCTCTCACGGTCGTCGACGGACACTTCAGCGAGCGCCTTCTCCTGGCGCGTACCGCGGGTGTCCGTAGAGGCTCCCGACTCGCCGATTTTAATACGGCGTGCCACGGGTTAGCCCTCCCCCTGCAGAATAGTAGGCTTGTCGAGCGGGACCTGACTGTAGTCCGACGCCGACGGCCACCCCAACTCTTGGAGGCGGTCCGGGTCGACATCATACTCGGTGGCGACCTCGAAGAACGCGCGCATCTCAGCGTCACGCTCGGAGTCGGCGTCGAGCAAAATCAGGTCGGAATTGTATCGGAAGGCGTAAACCACAGGACCCGTCTAGGCAACGCGGGTCCGCGGGAATCGGAGGGAGCGTTACAGGTAGCGTAACGCTGGGTCGGGTGGGCGTCAAGCGGTCACAATCTCAGCCGTCACGTTCGAGGACCCCATACTTACAGACTCGCGCTTCACGCGTACGTCCCACCCCATCTCGTCGTAGGCGCTTACGATGTCCTGCATTGACGGTCGACCGTCATACGTCACATCCGGCGCCTTATCGTCAGTGATGTCGAGCCAATGAGTTGCGCCGCGCTTTTTGACTTGAATGCGCATCGTAACACCCTCCTATAGAACCGCTTTCGCCTTCATCACAATCAACGTGTCTTCCGTCAGGTCCGTGATAGCAGACGCGTCGCGCGCCTCGCTGTCGGACAACCCCTCAATGATGATGCTGTCACACAGGACGAGCATTTCGATGCTTTCATCTTCCCACGAGACGCCCAGCGTAAACCCGTTTTCTCGCGGGTGCGGGTGATTGAGAATCCTCGATAGAATAGAGGCTAGCTCTTCCGGCATTGGTGAGGTCAGCGACAATACAACCGTACCCGCATTCCCAGCTGACGCCACCCCCGCTTCAGCCCAAAACGGCGTCGAGCAAAGGTCACTGTCAATCTGACAGATCCGCACGTCGAAACAGTCCGCGTCGTACTCCGAGATCGTGACAGAAGCGTCGTTAATCACGGCACCCTCCAAAAGAAAACCCCCGCACTGCACCCGTTCCCGTGTATCCCGCGAAGCGGTTCAGCACCGAACTGGTGCCGGGTGCAGATTGGGGAAAGCGCCCAGCGTCGGAAACATCGACACCGGGCATCATCTAGTAGCTACCGAGGTAGCTGGAGCCTGCATAGTTCGTTGAAATCTTCACTGATCCACTGGTCGCGTCAACCACGTCCATCGGGTCCATCGACTCGACCGCGGTAATGTAGTCGCTTGCCCACGGCTCGTTGAGGACCCACAGCCTGCCGGTCCGCGCCATCGGGACCCACAGGTCCATACGGGTCAGCTTGTCTCCGGTCGGATTATCGGACTCCACCCGCCAGTCGTCAAGGATGCGACGCTCGTACTTACGGGCGACATCCTTGCCCGTCGCACCCGGCTCCTGCTCGACGCCCTGGATGGTGTCGTATCCGTCCTTCGAGGCGACGTGTTCGACCATCGTCTCCTTACGGTCGCCTTCCAGCTGGAACCACTCCGCCGCCGTCACCATCACCACGGTGCGGGGCTTGGTATGCCACTCGTCCGTATCGCTCCCGCACACCGGGCACGCCTCTTCGTCGGGACGTCCCTGCGCCCAGAACGTACACGCCTCCACGTCGCCGCTGTCGGTGGTGCGCTCGCCCATACAGATCGTCCACTCGCGCTCGAACGCCACGGTCTTGACGCACGCGGTGTGTGACGCGTCCGGGTTGTCGGCGGCGTCTGTGTCGGCGAGGTCCCAGTAGCGTACCGCGCGCCCGGCGTCATCCGGGACGGTGTCCTTGATCTGGATGGCGTGTTGCTTCAAGGGGCCTTTGATTTCCTCGGCGTCCCAGTTGCCCCTTAACAGACGCTCCCGGACCACGCGCTTTTTGTTGTACAGTTGCGACTTGTAGTTCGGGTTCTTGTCCAGCAGGGCGGGGTTGTCATCGAGCGTTGCAGCGATGAACGTGAAGCTCGTCGGGCGAATGTCCTCGTCCGGTCCGCGCCAATCAGCATCGACCCACCGAATGTCCCCGTCTTCGATCGTGAAGTGGCGCAGCTCACCGCACCGTTCGTCGACCGCAAGCCCGTCCTCGCCGATGTACGGGTCGACCCACTCACGCACCCACGATGACTTGTCGGGGTTGGTGGTCGCGCGCACCCACGGCTTCACGCCCTGGTTCCCGGTACGGTTACGCGTAAGCAGGTAGGTAAATTGCGTCTCAGTGAAGCCGGTCAGCTCGTCGAAGCCGATGAAATCGTACTGCGCGCCCTTGTGTCTGAGCTTGTCGTCCTCGCGGTTCAGATGCGTGAGCTTCAGCGTGGCACCGCTCGGGAATCGCACGCGTCGGGGCTGTGTGACGAACTCCGCGTCGGGGAACGCCTCGCTGTATAACTCTTTGGCCTCTTTGAATAGGTCGTCCAGCTCGGTGCTTTGCCGCCGGAAAATGATGGCATTGAATCCGGGCTTGTGGACGCCGCGAGTGACGTCCAGGAGAAGCCCAAATGACTTGCCGCCCCCCGCTGCGCCGCCGAAGATGGCGACGTCAGCGGTGGACTTCAGAAGGTCGGTCTGGGGGCCGGGGTTGGGCGTGAT